GGCTGCGAGCAGCTTGAAACTAGCCCCGAAGATTAATCTTTTTTAATAATTTATTCCTTGACTTTTACGTTAAAATTTAGTATGATACCTTTGTTAACCCGACCTATGACGGTCAATTGAAGAGAAAGATATATGTTATGAGAATCACTCCTTCGATGCGTAGACATTTCGACAAGCACCTACGTATCGTTATGCGACCAGACGGTGTGTCTCAGGGAAAGGCACTCGTTCAACAAGGTTTGGCGCCAGCTGACGATCGCCTTGCTATACACAAAGCTTACGGAAGATACCGTTACTGGCTCCATTCTTGGATGGATTACTACGGTATGTCACGCAAAGCTTTGCGGAAGTTCGCTTTCTCGGGAGGTTTTCAACTACCCGGAGAAGACTTCTCTGTTTTGGAGGATCAGTTTGACGCCGAGTACGAAGAAGCTTGCGAAACGTACGAAGCATACGAGGACGTGAGCTTGCGCGTCGGCGATATGGTTGTCGCAAATTGGAATCGCGGTGAGACGAGCTTGGTCGGAGAGGTTGTTCAAATCTTGCTTATCGCTGGCAACCAAGCCTGCGTTAAGGCGATGAACGGAACTCTAATGACTTATAACTTGACCAACCTGCGATCAATTCCTAAGAGCTTTTGAGGAACACATGATGCAAATCCCCGCTGAAGGTTCAGTTGTAGAGGTTGTGTTGGATAATGCTTCCGCACGCTACACTATGGCTCCGTGTTCTGTGCACAGGGCGCAGCCTACGCTGACTCTTCGCGGGGTTGTTGTTCCCACTCCTAAGTGGATGAAGTCGTCCGCCGATCTTACTATCCTGAACAGCGACACAAAGGGATTCAACTACATCCCTATGCACAAGATCTTGTCGATCGGCGGCGTCAAGGTGAAGCAACCGAAAGCCACTGTCGATAAGATCTTGAACGTGACTTCGTCTAAGACGGGTGAAGTCTATACCGTGCGTCAAGACGGTCGCACTAAACGCTGGTCGTGCACTTGTATTGGATTTCAGTTCCATAAGAAGTGCCGGCATGCAACAAGGGCTATGGAGGATCAATAATGTCTATTACCGACACAGAAACGTTTCGAGCCCTCGTCTCGCAGGGTCCAACTGTTATTATGGTCGAGAAAACCCATATGTTGGCTCTGTTAGATGAGCGTGACGAATTGCGCGATGCTCTGGTTAATATGTTGATGGTTCTTGATTGCGCCCATCAAGCAAATGGGTTCATTTCGACCGGACATAATAAAGACACAGAGCATGCTCTGACTCGCGCTAAGAAGATTTTGTTTGAAAAAAGTGCTTGACTTTTTCGCAAAACTAAGCTATTATTCTTCCATAAGGTTGAAACAGAAAGGAAACCTGAACGTGGAACTTTTGATTAATGTTGGTGATACGGTTATTGCTTCCTTCGATTATGGGGATCGCGGTATTAATGACGTGCGGCGCGAGGTCGTGCAAGTCAAGTTTATTGACGGCGAGCAAGTTTGCGTCAAGACGCTTGAGGGCGATCTGAAGATTTATAATCGAAAGTACCTCCGTTCCATCCCTAAGAGCTTCTAGAGGTGTGAGATGAAGAAGCTTTTGGCTATTGTTGCTCTGGTTAGTTTATCAGGGTGCGCTGTTTATCCCCATGGACCGACATATGTACGTTCGCCGTATGCGTATTCGGCTCCTCGCCCGTATTATCCGCCTGTGTATCGACCCTACTACAGTCATCGCTATAACGGCTATCATCATTACAGATGAACAAGGAGATTTGACGTGAACGAGAATGAAGAAGCCGCAAGGAAGGCTGTTGAAAGTTCCGATCTTGCTCTCTGGCAGGCATACTGCGAGAAGAAAGAAGAATTGGAAGATGCTCAATATCTAATTGAAAGGTTGCAGAACGAGATAGCGACTCTCAAGCTTGAGTTAGCTACAGGACGAGCTTACGAAACTTGTTGTCTTGACGACTATCAATTCGGTTTGAATCGAAGTTAAAACGAAAAAGGGGAGCTTTGGCTCCCCTTTTTTTATGCGAAAATTCTAAGAACTTTTTGAACGTAATCTTCTCGTTCCTTAACGAACACCTGCGTTTCCTCATGATCGACTGCAATGATGATAACGATCTGAGGAATTTTCATACCAGTTCTTTCCTCCGCCATCATGCTGTAGCAGGTAGCCTGTAGGAAATAACTTTCAATATGATCTTCCGTCTTGATCCTTCTGGACGTCTTGAAGTCAATGACGGAATTGATCCCGCGCCAGCCCGCGAGTAGATCCATCCTACCAGCAGTTTTCAGCTTCTCTGACCAAAGAGGAACCTCCGCGCCGTATATAGTCCCGACGTGTTCGTCTAGATGTGGTCTGATACGAGAGAACGTTTCAATATTGGTTGGCATTGCTCCTCGTTTCCAATTCTTATCGTTCATAAGATAAGCTTCAGCGAGAGCGTGAATAGCAGTTCCGCGAACTGCAGCCTGGTTTGAAATCTTATTGGCTTCTTCTTCGCCAACTCGATTCCGCCAAGCTTGTAATCCATCCTTGGAGAGTTTCTCCCCAAGAACGGTTGTTACAGAAGGAAACGTTCCTCCGGGAGTGATGTAATGTCTCTTTCCGCCTACGCTGACCGTTTCTAGGTCAGGTAGGTTTATCGGATTGTGGAAGAATTCTTTCATCCTAGATCATCTTCCCACAACATATCGATCTCAATTCCTGCCTCCATCAACATCTTCTTGGATGTCTCGTAGTTGTGAATCGGTATTTTGGTCGATTGGCTGATTGGTCTTGTTACAACCCTAATGATACCCGATTGAATCAACGCTCTGGCGCAATCGGAGCAGGGGAACATAGTTGTATACGCAATACAGTTATCCGTCCGCACTCCGTTCCTAGCAGCGTTGTAGATAGCATTACGCTCGGCGTGTTCGGTCCAGAGGTACTTCTCTGGTCGTTCATGCCGCTCTTCAACGTCATCGTCAACATATCTACAAAAACCATTGTAACCAGTTGATCTAACATCTTGATTAACCGAGCCAACAATCACACAGCCAACCTTGGTCGATCGGTCTTTCGACTTAGATGCAACCAACTCAGCCATCTTCATAAAGTAGTAGTCCCAATGCATTGTCATTCCTCAATAGGATAAAAGTGTTGACGGATGGCCACGTAACTATCAACTCCGCAGGAAATGTAACCGTTCCAATACTCTTTGGGAGTCCATTTCTCTGGATTGATCTTCATATCTTCGACTAGATCTTCGTATTGTTCATGAACGACTTTCATGCACTCTTCGATGATCAACCTGGCAAACTCATCCGCGAACTCGTAATTAAAATTTGCAGTCTTGCCCGCACTATACAGATTCCGCCAAGCTTGCAATACAAGTTCTTCAATTCGATCTTTATTCATCTTTACTCTCCCATGCCCAATTCACAATCGCCCAATCATCAATACAGTCATCTTTACAATAGCCAGCATCTACAGCTTCTTTGCCAAACTTAGACACCATTGCGTTATACCAACGATCATAGTATTCAGCGAGAATCTCTTCCTCTGAGACAACCTCAACGTATGAATCGACGGACGGATCGGTTTTCCAAGTGATGTAACAATAATATCTCACAGTAACTTCGCTTTCATCAAGCCCCACTCAATCATTTCCATCGCGATCTGTTTGTTTTTGTGTTGAGAACGTTCTTCGCCATACTGAGCCATGATGCCTGTAGGCTCGTGCGTGACTCTAATCGAAGACGCTTGAATACCAGCTTGCTGACCGCCAGGATATTGCGAAGTGCCAGTCTGTTCGTATATGACTTCCACTTTACAATCAGCCTGCCAGTTCGTCACCATCAATCGTCATATCCATATTTCAACTCGTCACACTTATCCCGAAGACGCGCGATTTCTCTTGCGGCTTCTACAAGTACTGCGTAGACTTCCGCATCAGAATCATCTCTTGCTCGAGCCGACACTGTAATCCGAGCGTCTTCGATTCGATCAATAATATCAATCATAACAAATCTTTCAATTATAAAGCGGCGACTAGACCTTTTTCTTCAAGCTTCTCGCGCGCGATGATGTAGGATTTCACTAGGTCAGAACGAACGATGTCTTCCCTCGTAAACTCTATTATACTAAAGTCTCGCATTTCGTCAAGCACTTTAAAGAAGTCTCTGAAGCCAGATTCTTCTCTTTTGCCACTGAAGTCATTCTGCTTGATGTCACCAGCAAAAACCACTCTACAGTTTTTACCGATTCTTGTGAAGACAGAATGCAGTTCGTTCGCAGTCATGTTCTGAAACTCATCGACGATAATGATACAGTCGTTGATCGTGATACCGCGAACGAAAGAAGTCGTCATGAATTCAACAACGTTTTTGTTTTTGAGATATTCGTAGGAATCACCTCTACCGAAAAGTTCCGCAAAGATTGCGTAGTAGGGTGCCTCGTAGACTTTGGACTTTTCTTTATTTGAACCGGGCAGGAAGCCCATGTCTCTAGTAGGAACAACACTACGGATGATTACCATCTTTTCATGCGTTTTACGTTCCATTATGTCCTGCATACCAAGATAGATTGATAAAAACGACTTACCGGTACCAGCTGTCCCGATTAGCGCAAGATGTTTATCTTCATCGTAATAATCAAACGTGAGTCGTTGGTTATCTGTGAGCGGGCTTATTCTTCGAAGCGTAAAGTTTAACTTATCTTTGACAACCTCTTGATTTTGAGTTTTTGTTCTTTTTTCTTTTCTTGATAAACGCTTGTTAGTCTGGTTGTTTGATACTGGCATTTATTCTCTCAAAAAGTGTTGACCGTGCTCCTTGTGAAACCCTTAGAGTGAGCTTTCTTGATTTCTCTTAAACGGTCTCGGAACCCATTATCGGGCTTACGAAGACCAAGACGAATTGAGTCGCCGAGGGCAGGAGCAGAAGTCAGTTGTTGCTGAACTTGTGGATTCTTACTAAGAAACTCCTCCCTCTCGCTGTTGGACATAATATCAGTCCATTCTTCGCCAGTATTTAGGTTTTTAAAAGAGTAAGAGGGCATTAGCCTGATCCTTATCGTCGATAGTCTTCGTATTCATCATCGTCCATTCCCATAATCTGATCAACATTCTTAGAGCGAATAAGATTCTTCATCCGTTTTTCTTTACGTTTCTGCTTGGTATCTTGATAGCTGTAACCATCTTCTTCATCGTCATACCAGTCGCGGCGGCTACTGAAATTCTTATTCTTAGACTTACTCATCGTAGTTTGATCATCCTCCTTACAGGATATTAGGAAATGCTTTGGCGACAACTTCAATTGTCACGCCAGGATACGGAATATGTTTTTCTTTGACGGCAAGCAACAGCTTTGCGTCTTCGGGATCGAGCGTTTCAAGTAGCTCGATAAACAATGCTTCGCGACGAAGCTGCTTGAGATTAGGATTACCGCCCTCAATGAACAGATACAACTTACGAGCTTCGGCATACAGCCTGTGTTGTTGATCGACAAGATCGTTTGCTTTATACGGAGGAGCTCCTTCCGGAAGGAGCCAAACGATCTTAGGATCGTACGCTCCGCGAAGCATACTCTCTAACGCAACGCTGTTGTTTTGACGGAGCCAATCAACGCGTTGGTTTTCGTCCGTTATTTCTGATGCTTTCTTTAGAATTTCAGCAACACCTAGTTTCATACAAAGTCTCCGATATTTTCCATAAGATTCTT